TGATGGGCTTCGGATTCGCGATATTCCTGTGTGTCGCATTCAGGATCGGCGACCACTATTTTTGGTAGGTGACACCAATAGATGCGGTTTGCAACCAATAAAAGCGCGGTCAACGCTCGTAAGTTATTGATTAATAGACACTTTATTTTGTTGAACCGTACCTTGACATGGTAGAGGTCGGCGGTTCGAATCCGCCTGGTCCTACCAAATCAAAGACTTACAGGGGTTGACCCCTACCGGGTTTAGAACAGTTGACCTCAACCCTTCCATATATGAGAAAGGTTGTGTGCAGCTCTCTCAGCGTCCGGCGTCGTGATGTGTGAGTATCGCTCCATCGATTTGGAACTGTCCCAGCCACCCAAATGCATGATCAATCGGTCGTCTGTCCCGGCGCGTTTATGCAAGGTCGCAAACGTGTGTCGGCAATCGTGAAAGCGGATACCCGATGGTAGTCCTACCTTCTTGAGGGCTTTGCGCCACGAAAGATTGGTCACCTGTGTAAGAGGTTTTCCAATTAACGCAGTGCGTGGTCCTTGCTGCACAAACACATGGTCGATTTCATCAAGCCAATGGTACTTCGCCTTCAGCTCATCCCCGATCTCTATGTTCCTTTCCACTATCTCCTTTGCCACATCGATCAAAGGAACCTCGTGTGGCGCACTGTTTTTCATCGTTGCGGCAGGGAACCTAATCACCCGCCGGTCTCTTGATATCCATTCACGTCGAAGACCTTGAACATTAGCCCTACGGAGACCAGTGGATACAGCGAACCGCACCATGTCACCCCGTAACGGATCAAGAACGCTCACGAGCTTGTCGATCTCGTAGGGTTCCAAGTAAGTCACCCTCTGAGTCTCTCGCATGCGTTTCACCGCCGGAACAAAGTCAACCAACTGCTTCTCGTCTCGGGCGTAATTCATGACCGCTCGATAGTAAGTCACATAGGTGTTGTACGTTGCTCCAGTGATCTCTGACTTAGCCAGTGGAGTGAAGAACCGATCTACCAGACCTCTATCTATCTGATCGATTCGCTTCGTTCTCCAAGCCCTCATCATCGCGCCAACACGAATGTGGGCGACTTCAGGCTTTGGCTTTCCATACTTCTTCGACGGTTCCGCCAAGTACATCTCGGCGACTTCTGAGAACATTACGTTGCTCATATACACTCCTTGTTATCGGAGCGTTGACCGCCCCGAGAGGATAACAGTGACCCGTTGTCGGCAACAAGTGGGTCAGGCTTGCGTTTAACGCGGTTAAAGGGGTCCGCGCTGCCTTTGTTTGGTGACCAATTTTGTCCTTGAGGCTGGTCAAACCCGTGCGCTCGCACCGGGGGAGGAGAGAGGAGAACGCGCAATGCCGATGAACATTGCAGGACGGGGGTTCACACAATGATCTCCCACCGATCACCACCCAGGTCATGCTGCCGCGCCTTGAACTGAGCTTTTTTGAGGTGGTATTTGATGCGATCCTTTTGCATCTTCGTGGCGACAAGATGTGCAACGACTGGAAACTCACCAGCCTTTTTCTTGGCTTTCAGAATCTGTCTTGTGATGTCCATGATCGGATCATGGGTCTGAATCGATAAAAGTTTTGCTTCCATGCTTCTTCCTTAGTGGTTTTTGATTTCGACTGCATCGGAGACGACAACGCCATCAGATATTCCCTCAGCACTTAGTACCGGCGGCGGTAACTGCTTCTTGGTTGATCTCAGAAGCTCTTCACTTCCGCGCTGCGCCAACACCAACAGGCTTTGCAGGATTTGAATCCCTTGTCCGCCCGTTTGCAGCGCAACCAAGTTGCTTTTGATCTCTTGGGAGAACTCCTCGGCGTTGTATTGCTTGCCGTCGATGGTGATCAGATTTTGCTCTTCGCTCATCGCTTCCTCGCGTCGTCTCGAATTACTTGATAAGAACGTGGTGCATCCACCCCGAACCTGCCCTGTGGGATCATGCGCTTGGACTGCTTGTCGCCTCTTCCGCAGACATCGCAGTAGGGCGGTCTGTCAGCCCAGTGCTCATGTATGGACATCAGCGATAACCAAACGCTTGGAGCCAGCTCAATCGCTGAGTCTTCGCCTGTGGTCAACATCACTGACTCCGTGATCCCGTCCTTGGTCTCGACGTTGATCAGCGCGGATTTTTTCTTCTCCGTACTGGTGAAACGCCGAAACCAAATCCTGTGGTCAAACGATCCCTCCAGATCGTCGCCGTCCAACTCGAATCCCCCGTAAAGCAGCGAGTCGGCTGCTCTCGTGATTCGTAAACCCAATAGTCACTCCTTAAAATGGGATGTCGTCGTCAAAGTCGTCCAGTTGCGTTTCAGGGTCTGCTGCGGTCTGAGGAGCCGCTTCAGCCATCTCCACGCCCCATGCGCGAATGTAGAGCTGGGTTTCGCCTTTGCGGTTTGTGCCCTCACGAATACCCAGTTTGGCTCTGACCTCACCGGCTGGTGTGTTGAGAAGAATGTTCCCGCCCCACTTGTCGAGCTTCTCGCCCTTTTCTTCCTTCGATAGCCCCTTGTACCAGTCGTACTTGCTGAGGTTCTCGTGCTGTTGCAGCTTTTGCTCTTTGCTTTGCTGCCACGCGGCACCCGTATCGGGCTTTTGTTCGTAATCGCTCATCCCTGTTCCTTGCATTGCTTTATTGACACCTGTCTGGTGTTCGTGGTTTTCCTGAAAGACTCCATGCTGGAACCCTTTTTCAGAACTGCTTCATCACCACCCAGAAACTCAAAGGCTGCCCTGTAATCGAGCGGTGGTGTCTTCTTGATCACGCTGATCGTGACGAACTTGTTGGTGATGCTTTGCCCGTACATATCAGCAAGCGCCGTCTTGATTCCGTCGTTGTCCTTTTTGAGCTGATCGATCTCGGACAGCTCACCCCCGATCTTCGATTCAATGAACTTGATCCGGCGCACGTTGGTGTCGATCTGATCCAGTGCCGGATCACTCACCTCAACAGCGTCCGCATTGATCGGATCGATGTGCGCCTTGCGCTTCTCTGGATCTTGGTATTCGTCTTGAATTTGGTTGAACCACGCATGCCACAGCGATATCCGGGTGACCGGTTTTGCACTGGGTACAGGCAACCATTTACCGCTGACCTCCTCATCGAGGAACCCGTGCTTCCGCGCTACGCGCTCAATGCCGAACACGTCATCGTTGATGTAGCACAGGAAGTCGATCCACTCGAGATCGCACACCTCCATGACCACATAGCACTGCCACAGGTACATCACTTTGTCTGGGGCAAAAACGCTGTACGGCTCTTTAACGTAGAACGGAGACTTAATTTCCAGTCCTCCATCAAGACCCACCAGACCGTCAGGCGATGCTCTCAGGAACGCATACTTTGAGTGAGCCACACTGCCCGTTTCCATCACCTGCTTGTTTTCCGTGCGCTGGTAGAACCCGACCGCTTTAGGTTCGGTTTCTTGACCGTGCTTCATTGCCGCGTTCAGCTTGATCTCAGATGGCTCGCCAGCAAGTTGCCGCACTCCTTCGCGCACAAGCTTCTTGGCGTTGGTGTACGGGTGTAAGCCCTCCCAAGCAGCGCAGTTGCTCGCAAGGATCTTTCCCGCTCTTTCGGCATGCCATTCAGGTGACCCCTGAATCAGGACACTCATTTCTTTGCCTTCTTGGTTGCTTTTAGTTCGTCAAAGTATTCCTTCGCCAACTCAGCAAGCTGATCCTCCGAGATATCAACTTTTAAGTTGCGAACATAGTTCTCGAATTTGCCCCACTTGACCTGCGCGTCACTCATGCTGGTGGCAGAGAAAAGTTCTTCCCTGTGGTACTCGTAGTAACCAGCAAGCCGTTCCTCTGGGGTTTGCTTGACGGCTTCGGGCTGCGGATCTGCCGCTGGAGGGGCGTCAGGCTCCTCCAAGGGAAGGTCAGACCACATGTGATGGAACAAGCCAAACTCGGCAAGCGCCTTTACACGGCACCGCTGCTTGGCGGTATTGACCTGATGCGCGTTTGGATTGGGCTGCGCGGTGTTGCTCTTGCCGTATACCGGCAGGGTGGTGGTATGACTAATGTCGCCGACAGCAACACGGCATCGGACCTCACAGGTCTTGTCTGGAAAGAAGTGGGTGTGTTTGCCGTGCTCGTCTTGAAGAAACTCCCAAGTGTACTGCGGGAAGTGCTTCATCATGATCGCGTGAGCCGCCATCCACTTGACGTAGGTGATCCCACCGAATTTCTCAGTGCTCACTGAATCGCTGGATATTGTCGATAGCGTTGCCCAGATGTGGGCGGGGGTAACTTGTTCCATGTCTGAAACCTCCTTGTCCAGAAGGTCTCAGAATGGATTAGTTAAGTGGTTTTTGCAACCAATAGATGCAAAAAGTTTTGTCTAAATGAAAGCAACGATGGGATACCACGATCCGCACGAGCGTAAACCCGTCGAGCAACAGCAGGCTCCGGGGCAGTGGGGAGTGTCTATGTGGTTTCCATGATCATCAGGGAAAATAAACTTGTTCGACGGGATGGCGTCATCCGCTTCGTCATCCCATGCGACAGCCGAGACCATCATGTCGTGAACGATGTCGGAATAACGCTTGAATTCCTTGTCCTCGTTTGCCGTGACGCTTCCCTTCTCGCACAAGAAATCAAGGAAAAGACCTACGAGTCTTGCGTCCTTTTGCATGACCTCTCGTCTTTCTACAGCCCTTGCTGCCCGCATGCCTCCGCCCCCTTCCTTATGTTGCTTTTAGTATTGTTCCGAGCTGTGAGATTAACGCTGCGAGTTCATCGTCTTCCTTAGTCATCGCAAGCTTGACGATCATCATAAACTGTTCATCGCTCATTTCTGCAACCGTCTTTTCGAAGGCTCTAGCGGTATGGATCGCCTTTTGCCACTGCGCGGTTTGCGGGTCTTGAGTTGTCCCCAACACCCACTCGCGCACATCGAAATTGTAGAGATCTGCGAACTTGAACCCCAGCTCCATGTCTCTTGGCAAGGTTCCTAACAGCCAACCGGTAGCGGCTGCTTTGGCACATTGAAGTTCGCGTGAAATTGTTGACGCTCGCCCATAGAGGGGTACGTTCTTGTTGGTCAGAGTTTCTTTCAGCCATTCGGCTCTATCTGTTTTATTCATAGCAAACGTCCGTGTCGATATTTGTGTGTTAACTCCTTAGTTTTACGCTCTTTCAAACTACGAAACCGCCGAGCCGGATCAAATTAACACAGATTTGGCTCTCGTAAAACTGGCAATGCATACAGTATAGGTAGTGTTCTTCTCTTATAAGTTATTGATAATTATCAATAAATACTAAAAGTAACCAAAAGGTTGAAAAATCATCAATTAGTAGTAATGCTTTCCTTTCCAAGGAGGGTTTATGATCTACCGAAACAACCACCAAAGAAACTACACAGTTCTGTCAAATTCTCTGCTTCAAGGCGGCACGAACGCAGCAAAGAGAGAAGACGGTCTGCACCTCGAGAGCGTTGCCGTTCTCGTCCACCTCTTATCGCATCCCACTGACTGGCAAGTCACCAACGCATCCATCGCCCAGTACTGGGGGATCAGCCGTGAGCGTGTGAGCCGGATCACCAAAACACTGGAAGCGGCTGGCTACATCAAGCGCAACATCAAGCGGTCCGAAGACGGCAAGGTCAAGCAGTGGGACTACGATGTCACCGATACAGCGGGTCATTTCACCACATGCAACCAAACCCAGATGTGGCAAAACCCAGATCTGGATATCGAGACACAAAGAAAAGAATATCTCTTACAAAGTAATAATAAGAATACAAAGAAGAAGACCGCACTCGCTGACGCGATCAAGCAATGCCCCAAAGGAATCCCTGTTGAGGCATTCGACTATTGGTTGAGGTACAAGGCAGACAGCGATGGGTTCTTAGGCGCAAAGCTTCTCAACAATGCGATACGCACGTTTGAGCTTCTGAGGAAGGCTCACTGCACCGACTACGGGATGGTGGTGCATGTCGCCGTTGGAAAGGGCTGGCGATCCATCGACCCACAGTACGCGCTCATCAAGAATTACTTCCGTACCGACCGCGACATCAAAATGCTGACGGGAGTGAAGTGATGGAAATCGCAACACTCAAGGTTGAGCTTGCCAAGCATGCCCCTGTGCTGTGCCCCGAGCTGTTCTCTGACGGCGTTATCGAGCACGGCTGTTTCAAAATCGGCAACCTACATGGCGAGAAGGGGAGAAGCCTCAGCGTATTCCTGCACGGCGATAGAGCGGGGCAGTGGACTGACTTCGAGGCGGGAGATCATGGTGATCTGATCGATCTCATTTGCCACTCGAAGGGCGTCGGCATTCCTGCCGCGATGGACTGGGCTAAGAAGCGATTCAACATCCGCGACATCAAGCCGTCGATGAAGGTCAGGTCTGCTCAGATAAAGCGGTACTCCAAGCCGGTGGCTCCCGAGCAAACCAACACCGATTCCCTGCACACATTCCTTGAGGGTCGAGGGTTCCGTGATGTCGGTGAGCTGGTGTACCGGCATAAGATTTACGAGACCGCAGATCTCAAGACCCAAGGCTCCGATCTGGTGTTTCAGTTCTTCGATCCTGCTGGGAAACTGGTCTTCCTCAAGAACAAGCCTCTCGACTACGACGGCAACCCTGGGATGTGCAACCAGTCGGGTATGCAGCAGATCCTCTACGGCTGGCACACCATCCCTGACACCTCGAGAACTGTCTGGCTGACAGAGGGCGAGCTGGATGCCATCGCTGCTCGCGAGCTTGGCTTCCCTGCACTGTCACTCCCGAGCGGTGCAAGCAACCTGACGTGGCTTGAAGCTGAGTTCGATAACCTCGCTCGGTTCGAGGAGATCGTCCTCGCCACCGATCACGATGAGGCGGGTGAGAAGTGCGCCGAGAAACTCAAACAGCGACTCGGTGATCGAGCGTTTCGTGTTCGGTTCCCTGCCAAAGACATCAACGAGCTGATCCAAGAGCGCGGCTACGACGATGCCCGAAAGATCCTCAAATCATCCTATGAAGATGCGAAGTGGCAGGCACCGGAGCAGCTCAGGACGGTGGTTGAGTTTGAGGATGAGCTGGACGCTTTCTTCGACGCTAAGGAGAACGATAGCGGTGGGTTCCGATCTGGATTCGAGAAGTTCGATGAGAACGATGTCCGGTTTCGCGAGCATGATCTGTGGCTGGTAGCGGGGTTCTCAGGTAGCGGCAAGTCCATGATGCTTAATCAGCTCTGCCTGAATGCGATCACTCAAGACCGAAAAGTGTTGATTGCATCGATGGAGATGACTCCCCGATACACGCTGGGTCGAATGCTCATGCAGACCTGTGGTGTGAGGAAGCCTGAGAAAGATTGGCGCAAGAAGGCGCTCGACTGGCTCGCTCCAAACCTGTGGCTGTTCGTTGATGACCTGACCCCCAAGCCAGCAGACCTGCTTCGTACATTTGAGTACGGATATCGCCGTTACGGCATCAACGTCTTTGTGATCGACAGTCTGACCAACATGGTTCGGCAAGACGATTACGAGGGTCAGCAAAAATTTGTAGAGGCGTTGGTCCAGTTCAAGCTGAAGTTCAACGTCACGATCTTCCTCGTTGCTCACGCTCGCAAGCAAGAGAACGAAAGCCGTGCCCCCGGCAAATTCGACATCAAGGGCAGCTCCGCAATCTCGGATCTGTGCGATGGCGCGTTCTCCGTTTGGAAGAACAAACCCAAAGCCGAGCACCTCGAAGCCTGCCGAATCTTCAATGCGCCGGTGAACGAGGACATTGCTAAGAGGTGGGACTTCCGCCTCGAGGTGCTCAAAAACCGCCACGGCATGTGGGAGGGGAAGATCGGGTTCGATTTCGAGGAAGGCTCCTGCCAATACCTCGAGCGCAGACCGGCGATACCCAAGGCGTATGTGCCCAAGCCCAAGGAGAAACTGTTTTGAACCAAGAAAACTTTGCGATCTCGATTCGCGATGCCGGATCACAAGTCGCGCAGGCGGAGGCTGATCTCGCGGTAGCCGAAGCCAAGGAAAAGAGAACGATGGCGAGCCTGATGCTCACAGCTCAGGTCCAACACCAATGCAAAACAGCAGCAGCGCAAACGAGCTGGGCTGACAATCAAGATGAAATGGAGATGGCACGAATTGAGCGGGGCGCAGCAAAAGGATCTCTGGCAGCAGCTAAGGCAAATCTCATGGCTGCGGAGGTCGCCTTTAAGACTTGGCAGACAGAGATGGCAACGCATCGTGCAGAGCGCAGGGTCTACGGCGCATGAAGCTGACGATCAACATCGAGCTGGAAGTGCTCGAGACAAAAGCGATTGAGATGGTTGTGGATGAATTTTTCATGGACGAGTTGGAGGGGTTGATCGCGGGTGATGGTCTGCGAGTCAACCAAGTTTTAGTCAACTTGGAGCAGAGGTATGAAAAGCCACACAGCCTCGAAGGAAGAGCGGGCTTGGATGGACGCAATCAGTGAGTTCGGTTGCGCCGTCTGTCACAGGGAATGGGGAATCTTCAGTCCCGCTGAGGTTCACCACCTACAGGGCAAGGTTCGAGAAGGCTCTCATCTTCTTACGATCCCGCTCTGCCAGAAACACCACCGTGG